TTGAACCAACATCTCGGTAGGAGTCTACGGACTGCCTGAATACCATCATCTACAGAAAGTCTTGGCAGAACCCGAACATCTAGTCCAGCTTCTCTCAACACTTCCAATCTGCTCTTGCCTGTGCCTAATTCTCTTACTTCTACATCGTGTGGTAGGAGTTGCTCTGCTTTCTCCCACTTGTTATCTTTTAGCCAGTTGACATACCAATCGAGTCCTTGACCATGATTCTCTACATAATCTAGTAGTCTTACTTCTTGTCCTGTTGTTTGTGCCACCCATATTGCTGTGCTATCACCCATGCCCAAATCCCAAGCCACATAAGTTCTACAGAGATCATCTCTTGTAATGTCGCAAAGTCTACCTTTTTCTTCGAGGTCGTTGATGAGTTTTCCATAGTAACTTCCCTCTACTGCTGCGTTAAAACTACACTCGAACTCTTGGTTGTACTTATCGTCTCCCATCTCTTTCTTGGCAGACCATAACTCTTGTTCATCTATTAGCTTTGTTTCGCTTGCCTTAAACTGTAATGCACTCCATCCTTCTTCTTTCCCTGCTCTGTCGAACAAGTCCTTGAAGTGGTTGTTTCCCTTGGGTGTGCCAATAAACAAACAAAACCCTTTTCTGTCTGCCAAACTGGGTCTCAGGATCTCGTTCCAAATCTTAGGATTCTGATCGCCAATTTCGTCTAAAACTGATCCGTCAAAATATTGACCTCTGAGTGAGTCTGGGTTATCTGATCCGTATAACTGTATTCTTCTACCAAAGAAGTCTACCCTTAACTCCGCAATATTGGCTGTTGCATCCAATGGTCTACAGAAGTTTGTAAGGTAATCCCAAGCTACTCTCTTTGCCTGGCTATATGTTGGCGCTATATACGCATACCGAGGGTTTGGCTTATCGTTCTCCATCGCTGCTTTGATTAGCGCATTAAGAGCCTGTACTGTCTTACCCATACGCCTATGTGCCACTACCACTACGAAACGATTGTTCTCCATCGCCTCATGGATCTGTAACTGTGGCTCTCTTGGCTTGTAGGGGATGACTACTCTTTTTACTTCGTCATCTGCGTACTCTACTTCTCCCAAGCGACCACCATCTTAAAGATTCCACCTTCTGCATTGCTTAGTTCGGTAGTGTTGACAGGCTTACCATCTATCCTGTCCATAACTTCCTTGATTGCCCAAGGCTCTCCGGCTTCTGCTGACTTGACTAGCTTCTCGGTAATGTTCCTGAGTTTCTTACGATCCTCTTGTACTAGGGCTACTCTTAGTGCATCGTAAAAGAGCTTTCCCTTCTTACCATTCTGGTTGCCTGTAGGTGCGCCACCTTTATTAGTTGGCTCAACTTGTAGATTATTGTTTTCTGTAGAGTTTTCCATTCCATTCCCTATGGGTTGATGGTTTATGATGTTGCTATTCTACAACAGATTTTATAAACAAATGTAGTAAAATGTAGAAGTAAAGGAGGTGTTATGAAATTATCGCCAATCGTAAATGTAGAAGTTCCAATGTCAGCAGAGATGCTTCATGCTCTTAATCGTCAAGAAGCTATCTGTACTTGCAAAGGAATTGATACTGTTACTGTAGATTCTACAATTGCATTTTTGACAGAAAAATATAACTCTACATTTGCTGCACAATTTAAACCAGAATACTTAATATCCAAGAGCCTTTAATAGTTCTTCGTTAATTATTCCACCATAAGGCTTCATTTCCATTGCCCTTCTATCGGCTTGCGAGAAATTTTTAGGATCTGCAATTCCTCTTTCTTTTACGACTTGAGGAAGTAGTTCAAATACAGTTCTTGGTTGATCTATTATTCCTAAACCTTGTCCTGGCACACCTCTTGGATATGCTGGATGTCCTGATTGCATAATCATTGGAGCATCTGCAAAGATTTCTCCAATATTCATAACATCAAGAGTTGGTGCGTTTAATTGTTTTGGGTCTGCTACAGCTAATCTAGCCTCGCCAATGTTTAAACCGCCAACATCTCTAAACTTTACATCCATCTCATTCATAACTGCTTTTCTGACTGTGTCAGGAGCTTCTCTAAATTGTTGAATGCTTTCTCTAGAATCTATACCTTTCCAATCTGGAATAAATCCTTTAATTGTTTTATTTAATGCTTTTTTATCTGTTTTGCTCAATGCACTTTCTGCATAATTAAGCATAGTTTCATAAGTCATATTGGCAAAATCACCGCCAGATGGTGTCATTCTCCAAGGCAAATACAATGGATTTTGTCCTGTTGTATCTTTTAAATCTTTAGCCAACTCTAATATTGATTTTGTTGGTGCTTGAGCAGATGCCCATACTTGACCAGGATTATTAAACATATAGTCTTGACCACCAAGCAATCCAACTGGTCTATTTAAAACTACATCATTAATTTTTACCAACTCACCGCCTGCTGCAGTTCTATCAGACATACTTGTAATAAATGGTCTACCCTCAAAATCTACAAGAGACAGTTTTTGCTGTGCTGGTGTTCTTTGTCCTTCAATAACTGTGGTTAGATTTTTTAATCTTTCTTGCTCTCCAACTCTTGGATCAAATTTTGGATCAAAATCTTTTACTTTTGATACAACTGTTGGAACTTTACTAGCAACAGAACCCATAAGTCCTGGCACTTGTTCCATTAGCCTTGCAAGAGCTTGCCGGTCTCCTACATTGATACCGCCTTGATCCATTACTAGAGCTTTGTCTAGATCGGACATTTGCGTTTGTAGATTCTGTTGCGCTGACTGTGCCACATTTCTTGCATAGTCCATCACTTGTGGATTTGTCATTGCTGTCATCTGTGGTGGTGTGTAACCTTGTAATGCGCCTGCTAGTGTGCCTGTTGGCTGTCTGCCACCAAGAAGTCCTGCCATTGATGGTCTTTGCGGAGCTAACAAGCCACCTAATCGGGCTTGTGCCAGATCTAATAGGCTTGCCATATTTATCCTTTATTTGTTACCACTTAACTTTGTCTGCCCAATATGCCGCACTCATCTTGCCTTTAGCAATGTTGCTTGCATGACGAGCCTTAAATGATTTCTGTCTTGCTTTGCCTGCCTCGGTCTTGGGATTAGCACCTGCACCGCTTACACCTTGCTGACCAAATCGTATTGTCTTTACCTTATCGCCTTCTTTTGCTACGACTACATGGCTTTTAGTAGGGTGGCTAGGTGTCTTTTTAGGCGAATTAAATCCGCTAACACCTATTCTTTCAAAGAGTTTCGCAGCTTCTCTTATCTTCACTTTTTGTATCGAGCAGACTTACCAGCTTCTGACATAGCAATTGCAATCGCCTGGCGAGGGTTCTTAACGACCTTACCGCCCTTGCCAGAATGTAGCTTGCCCTCTTTGTACTCGCCCATGACCTTACCGATCTTCTTTTGGGATTTGGTCATCTTCATTTTTTAGCCTTTACTGGTTTAGCTGTCTTAGCTGCTTGTTTGAAAGCCTTGGCTGTTGGCGCACCGGCTGTGCCTGGCTTACGCATCTTCTCGCCTGATCCTTCGGCTATTCTTTTACGCTTTGCTGCGATATTGCTGTAGAGACCCTGTTTCATTCTTCTTCCCCTTCTTCTTCCATTTCTTCTTCGCCTACAGCTTCCCAAGCCATGCAACCTCGTTCACCCTTGCAGACAAAATCGAATATCTCACAATGCCCCATGCCTTTAGGCACTCCGCACTTGCTCATTTCTTCGCCTGTTTCGTAGTATTCACAGGCTTTGCACTTGCCTTCACCATCTTTACGATCACCATAATCGGCTGTAATAACGGCTTTTTTCATGTTGCCTTTGTTAATATCGGCATCCACTGTAGAGAGTGGGCAAGACTCGGTATCCGACTCTAGTAGACCACCCTCGGACTTCTCAGCCATCTTAGGCTCTTTGCCAAGGAGTCCAATCATTATCGACATACCTTTTTCTTTCATATTTCACCCGAAAAAAAGCCCTATTGCTAGGGCTATAAAGAAGAATCACTAAATTCTGGGTGCAATTACCCAAGAAAATTATACAACATTTTCAAGCATTAAACCATCTTTTATACAAATCTGGTCTATTTTCTTTTAACCAATCTTTTGACTCATCGCTACATTGTTTGTAGTTTGTTCCGTAAGTTTGGCTTCCAACATGGTGAATGTATGCTCTAGCAATGTAAAGATTGTGTCCTTTAGCAATTTGGTTCATGCACCAAATGTCATCGGAGTACCAATCAATTGGCGCACAGTCCTCCCAAGTATGTTTAGAGACCCAGTTGAATATTCCTGCAATATAGTCCGTTTGGATAATTTGATTCTCGCCTTCGTAATTCAGCCCTACTAGGTTTCCTTGCCCATAACGAATGTTTTGTAGACCCTTGGCATAATTTGTTCTTGCTGCGACAGAGCCAATCTTGTCATCAACCTGTTTTATAAGCTCTACATCAGCGATTAGGTCTTGGTAGGATGATGGGTTCAAGACTACATCATCGGCACACGCTACAGCCTCTGGATAGTCCTCAAAAGCCTTATTAGTAATAAAGTTCCATGCCTTGCCACCTTTATCGTAAGTATGCTCAAAATTCCTAGTTTTATGCTTTGGTAATTTGTAATCTGATCCGCAAATGTAGATTTCCACATCTTCTGGCACATAGAGTTCTACAGATTTAAGTAGAACTGGTAAACACTTTTGGTTTTTAGAGCAAATTACGATTGGCGGTTTTTGCATTGTAGACAGACAAACCTTTCGTTAATTCCATGATTGTATATCTCGAAAATCCCATTCTCGGTTGTCTTTTTCTCCTGACACCTTGAGCATATCCGCATAGTCTTTAGATTTGGCTTTCTTGTCGAGTTGGTCTTGGAGTCGCTTTTTAGCATTGTGTAGGTCTGTTTCGAATCGCTTTGTAGATATTCTAAGGTGATGGGCTAGTTGATTCTGACTAGCGTATGGGTGGCTTATATAACGA